CGTAAATTTGTGCGATCTGATGGATCAACGTTAACATTAGAAGAGTTAGCAAAAGAAAATGCCAATTAAAAAAGGTAAATCAAAAAACATAATTTCAAAAAATATACAGATGTTAAAAAAAGAAGGCAAGTCAAATGCTCAGGCAGTTGCTATTGCTTTATCAACAGCTGGTAAAAAAAAGAAAAAAACAAGACGAAAAAAGAAATAAAAGGTAAACTATTATTAGTTGCTTTTAAAATTATGCCTGCTGGTAAGGGAACTTATGGAAAAATGGTTGGAAGACCACCTAAAAAGAAAAAAGGAAAAAAAAAAGCTGTTAAAAAATAATGGCAAAGGTAAACAAGCCAACCGATCCAGCTCTGTATGCACGTGTAAAAGCTAAAGTTAAAGCACGTGTAAAAAGATGGCCGAGTGCTTATGCTAGTGCTCAATTAGTTCAAGCTTATCAAAAGGCTGGCGGAGGTTATACTACTGTTAACAAGCCAAAAGCAAAAACTAAAAAAGGTGCTAAACGTGGCAAAAAAAAGTAGGGCTTCAGGAGGTTTAACTGATTGGTTTAAAGAAAAATGGGTTGATGTTAAAACTGGTAAACCATGCGGAAGAAAAAAATCTGAAAAAAAAAGAAAAGGTTATCCTGCCTGCAGACCAACTAAACGAGTTTCAAATAAAACGCCCAAAACACTTTCAGAGTTAAGCCAAACCGAAAAAAGAAAATTTACAAAAGCTAAAACAAGTAAAAAAAAGATTTCATTTCAAATGCGACGTAAACGCAAAACCAAAACAAAAAAATGAAAAAAACAACAAAAAGAAAAGTAGTAAATTTCAAAAAGGCTGATAAATCAAAAAAAGGTGGTCTTACTGCTAAAGGGCGCGCAAAATATAATAAAGCTACTGGAGGAAATTTACAAGCACCAGTTACAGGAAAAGTTAAGCCCGGAAGTAAATCAGCTAATAGAAGAAAATCATTTTGTAGTCGTATGAAAGGAATGAAGAAAAAATTAACTGGAAGTAAAAAAGCAAATGATCCTAATAGCAGAATAAATAAAGCTTTAAAACGTTGGAAATGCTAATTTTTTAAAAACAATGTATATTAGAAATACTTTAAATATTTAATATGGCTGAAGAAAATCCCGCAACAAAACCTGAAACAAATTCAAATGAAGCTGCTTTAAAGCAAGAAATTGAATTATTAAAAAGAAAAAATAGAGAAATTGTTGAAGAAAAACAGCAATTTGCTAGTATTGAAAAAAATCTTTCAAGTTTACCAGAAGGTACTGACGTTCAGGCATTAATTGAATTTAAACAAAAAGTTGAACAAGAAAGATTGGAGGAAAAAGGAAATTATTCTGAAGCATTAAATAAAAGAGAAGCTCAATTTAAAGAAGTTATTGAAAAAAAAGATAGCGAAATCGAATCTTTAAAAAATGAATTAAAAGATTTAAAACTTATTACCCCTGCTGTTTCTGCTTTATCTGACCTTGTTCATGATCCTGATTATGCAATGGCAAAATTAGATAGAGACAAAATAAAAGTAGAACAAGATGGATCTGTAAATTATTTATCAAATGATGGATTTACTTCAAAACCATTACAAGAAGCAGTAAAAGAACAATTACAACCTTGGGCTTTAAAAAATCAACCACCTGTTGGTTCTGGTGCACCTATTGGAACAACAAAAACACCTTCTGGAAGTATTGGTGGAATTGATGTAAATTTATTAAAAAGAATGGCACAAGGAGAAGATACAGCAGCACATGAAATCCATGCAAAATATGGTCGTGATGCTTGGCTTGAAGCAAAAAGAATTGCTAAAGATTACAAATAATAATTATTAAGGTATAGTTTTAGTAATAACAAAATTGGCTGTGCTGATTTTTAAAAACTAAATTAAGGCTGTGCTGAGATTTAGAGAGCTGTGCTCAACTTTATAAATCTTTTATTTTCATTTTGAAATGGCAACTACTTTAGCGGACATTATTGTTCCAGAGGTTTTTGCAAATAGCATTATTGAAGAGACAACCTTAACAGATAGTTTTCTTCAAAGTGGCGTATTAGCACCTCTACCTGAGCTAAATTTAAGCTCACCAAATGGCGGAAATTTCGTCAATATACCTTTTTATAAAGCAAATTTAAGTGGTAACTTCACTCGTTTGAATGATAGTTCTTCACTTACACCTAATAAAATTGAACAAAGCAGCCAAATTGGCGTTGTTCTTACATCTGGTGATGCTTTTTCTGCAAGACAACTTGCAGGTCAAAAAATTGGTTCAAATTCACCTGACCCAATAGCTGCAATTAGACAAAAAATAGGTGCTTATATAAACAATGAAAAACAAAAAGATTTGTATTCTTGTTTACAAGGTGCTTTCGGTTCTTTAACTGCAAATAATAGTTCTTCAGCTTTATTTGATCTTTGTATTGATTCAGAATCTGGTGATACTCCTTCAGCCTTAGGTGCTGGAACTGTATCAAAAGCTCAGTCATTACTTGGCGATCAAGGAGACAAGTTAACAACTATTGCAATGCATTCAAAAGTGTTTTATGCACTTAAAGAAAGAAGAGCATTAGATTATGTTACTAATTCTGAAGCAAGATTAGGTACTGCTCCATCAGGTGCAAGTACAGTTAATGCTTTCGGCGGTTCTTCTGCTGGTGCTTATGGTGATGTTTCAGTTCCACAATATATGGGAATGAATATTATTGTTTCTGATGATATTCCAAAATCTGGTTCTGGTGCTTCTACTGAATACGGTGTGTATTTTTTCCAGCAAGGAGCTGTAGCAACGGGCGAACAATCTGCTTTAGTAACTAAAGTTGATGAAGACGTTCTTGCTTTTGAAGATGTAGTTTCATTTAAAATGGCTTACATTTATCACCCAGTAGGTTTAAAGTGGGCTGTTACAACAACAAACCCAACAAGAACACAACTTGAAGTTGCTACAAACTGGGAAAAAGTTTACGAAACTAAGAATATTGGTATCGTAAGGGCTACTGTAACTTCACCATTAGATTAAGAGGTAACACATTATGGCTAGTATTTTTGAATTACAAAACCCTCCTTTTGGTCAACTTACAAAAACGAAAGTTATCAAAACGGAAAATGCAGCAATGACTTTAACAACTGCAGAGTTGATTGAAGGTATTGTTGACGGAACTCCTACAGGTAATAGGACTATTACAACACCAACTGCAGCTGAAATTATTACAGCTCTTGGTATTCAAAACAAAGTAGGTCAATGTTTTGAGTTAACTGTTGTCAACAAAGCAGCATCAACTCATAAATACACACTTACTGCTGGTTCAAATGTCACTATTGTTGGCGAACCAGATATAACTGCAGATACTTCTGGAACTTTTATTTTTAGAGTTACAAGTTCAACTGCTGTTAGTGCGTTTAGAAAGTAATGGGTTTAGCTACATTTAGGTTAGCTAGAGAAAGGGAAGCTGCTAAACAAAAGGCGGCTTCTCAACTTCTCAAACTAAAAAAAACAAAAAAGCCAAAAAAATTAAAAACAAATGGCGATAACATTAGTTAATACAGTTGGAGCTGCAACTGCTAATACTTACGTTGATATAACTGCTGCTCAAGCTTTTATTGATGGTTTAATACAAAATCCAGATGTTGTTGCTTGGGGTACAAGTACTACAGATGAAAAAAATCGTGCTCTTTTTAGTGCTGCTCAAAGAATAGATAGAGAAAGATTTTTAGGTGCACGTACTAATGATGCACAAGCACTTGAATGGCCAAGAAGTGGAGTAAAAAAACCTTACACCTACTCAAGTCCTTTTAATGCTTTATATCCTAGTAATTTACAGCCAGCTTTTTATGCTGATAATGAAATACCTCAAAGAGTAAAAGATGCTCAAATTCATTTAGCAGTTTATTTAAATAACAATAAAGATGGACTTGATTTAAGTGGCTTTGAAGATTTTAATGAAATAAGTATAGGAAATATAAATGTAAAACCTAGATTTTATGGTGCTGTTGGAGCAAATCGAATACCACCTATAATTGAACAATACCTAACTGGCATTAGAATAAGTGGGCCAGCTACAATAGCAGTAAAAAGGAGTTAATTAATGGCTTACGAATATCCATCAGCAAAAATTGTTAAAGACCAAAGTGCACATACTGGAAGGTTTGGTAAATTACAAGCAAATGAAGATACTGTAATTGCATCATTAACGGCCCAAAACATTGATGGGGCTAGTACAAGCATTACATTAAATTCTAGTTGTGAAATCTGTGGTGTTATTACTGGTTTTACATTAGCAAGCGGTTCTGTTATAGCTTATAGATTATAATGGCAGGTTTTGCAAAATTAAAAAATGCTATTCCAGGAGTTTTAAAGGCTACTGGAAGTGATGTAACATTAAGATTTGTTACTATTGGAGATTATAATGAAACAAACGGAACTGTGTCCGAAAGTAATACAGATGTTACTTTAAAAGCATTAGTAGATAATATAAGTTCTTCTGAAGTAAGTGGTTTAATAAATCAAGGGGATAAAAGAGTTTTAATTGCAGCAAAAGATGTAGATACAGTTCCGACTAATAAAGATAAAGTTTTAATAAATAATATTATTCATCAAATAATAAGCATAGATTCTACGGAGGCTACTGGTATTGCAGTTACTTTTACATTAATAGTGAGGTCTTAATGGCTACTAAAACTTTAAACTTAGGTCAAATTGGAAACTTTGCTGAAGATGAAACAGAAGTTCTTGTTAAATTTGGAGCTAATAGATTATTACAAAAGCTCAAAAGTGAAAAGGTTCCTGTGCGTGAAAGTACTATGAGAACTGCATGGTTTAAAAGACCTGTTTCTAATTTAGAAATAGATTTAATAAATAAACTTGAATACGCAGAACCAGTAACTTTTGGAACAAATTTACCGCCTAGTTGGAGAAATGGTTACCAATTAACCAAATCTGATAATAAAACACCAATTCCAAAAGATTGGGCAAACAGATTTATTGAACAAACAAAAAGAGATATTCTTAAAGAGGCTGGTAAATAATGAATACTATTAATGATATTAGGGCTGCTATAGAAACAAGGCTATCTACGGAAATGGCTAATTCACCTGCATATACTATTGCTTATCAAAATGTTTCTTTTACACCACCAAATAATACTAGTTGGGTTCAATCAGTAATTACGTTTGGTACGCATGAATCTGCAACGCTACAAGCACCCACAAGCGGTTATAACAAACATAATGGTGAATTAATAGTAAATGTATTTACACCTCAAGGA